GGGAGGATTGAGACCAGTTTTAAAATAGTCCGCGCATCCGTCAATGAGCCACTTGAGTATTGTCGGACGGTTTTCCTCGCTCTGGAATATCTCTTTGAGGTCTCGGTCTCTGTTATTCTCCGTAAAGCTCTCGTCGAAAGTGATAACCCATATGCGGTCAGACTTGAATACTGTATCGTCACTGATAGCGGGGAGATAGTTGGTGTTGACCCATATACTATACTGCGGGACGAAGTCGAAGCTTCCTTCAAACAGTCCTCGAGTAGTGAGGGTGTCGCGCCCGGTCATTGCTTTGAGGGCGCTTGCGTCTATCTGCTGCTCTCGTTTTATTTCAGATATGTTTACAAGTCGAGTGTTCACAAGCTTGCGAAGTGCAGGCTGCGGGGAGTTAAAGTCAATGCTCTTGCCGTTCTTTGCCTCGCATATGAGCATCGGGTCAGAGCCGCCCATATACTCAGAACCCAGCGCGGACTGAATGGAGCTGAATAAGGTTCCTTTTCCGTTTCGGGTCTGTGAACCGTAGGCAATAAACATACATTCCTCGCGGTTTATCCCGAGCAGGCTGTATCCGAGGGCGCGTTGCAGGAATGCCGCTTTCTCTTTGTCGTGGGACATTATCTGATCTATGAAGCTGTACCACCGTTTGCAAGGTTTCGCGAGAGTGTTGAGGTTGCAGGTAGTTACCTGAGTGAGGTTGCGGCTCTCACGGTCGGGTACCGTCTCCATTGTTTTGAGATTGTAGGCGCAGGCGGGGGTGTTGAGTAAGTATGGGTCTGCGTCAAAGTCCGTTGCAGAGAGGCGCACCATTGTTTTGAGCATTGCGATAATGTTGTTTATCGCAGTATTTTTTCTGATGCTATTGCAGTACTTTGTGTACGGTTTCAGCTCGTCCTCGCCTACTGTCAGTGAGAGTTCTTTACAATAGAGCAACAGGAGATTTAAGACAGTCTGCACTTTGTCTGAAATGTTACCTGCTTCGGTCTGTTTTGCCCAGCGGGAACCGTCCCAGATATACCATGCATCGTACTGAGGGCAGTACCTGATACTGTTGTCGTACAGATCGGCAATGAGAGTCGCCGTACCAATGTCATCATGGGTATAAATCATTGACGCATACGGGTGCAGCGCCATGAGTTTTCTCATTAACCTCGACTGCGTTCTGTCCTCTATGTATCGCTGACAGCTTTCGAGGTAAAAGGGTTCGTTATCCATTGTCATTCCCCCATTGGCTCATTCCAACATTCGGCGCATTCTATCTCCGGACACTTTCCGCCGTATATTCTCGTCCGGCACGCACTGGGACACCCGCCGTTATTAAACGATTTACATTTTGGTGCATCCGGGAACTTCTCCAAAAAGTCCTGCGCGTATGTTTTCTTCGGGTGTTCGTTGCTCCATTTTTGCAAAATTTCGATTGCCCTTTTTACATCTTCGTTACAAACTATTCCGAGCCTCCAGACACAAACATCAAACAGCGGGCATTGCTCTTTGTTCTCCGTGCCAGCCTCGCACCAGGTGCGCGAGTCACAAAGTCTTTTAAGTTCAGAAAAAAAGTTTGTCGTTTTGTTACAGTCCATTTTTAAAGCTCCTTTACTGTTATTTCTGTCTCTGCTTTCATTCCGTGTCACCGTCTTTCAATTCTCCGTAACTGCCATAATCATCAGGGTCAGGAGTTTCATAATTACCCCATCGGCACTCTTGATGAGGGTATTCATCGTTGTTGTCTTGCCAATACTTACAGTCCTTACATCTGACAACCTCAACCACATCGGCGGTTGGTACTGACTTTATAACATTGTAGATGTCTGTGGCTTTATAAAGTGCATCAGCTTCACACGCAGCTCCTTCAACTAAATTTTTTTGACAACTTATGTGATACCAAGTTGTGCCTTCAATTTCATCAATCGCTGCCTCACGCTCTATATATTCAGCCATTGTCTTCACGCTCCTTTAATGCTCGTTCTGCCTCTTCACGGGTGAGGAATACGGTTTTGCCGATTTCACCGGCGTTTATATCTGACAGTGATTGCCAAGCGAACCCTTCTACAATGTCCCACTCAATAAACAAGCTGAACAATTCCACGCGGATGGTTCTAACTTTATACACACTAACCGTTTTTCGACCCGTTACTTCGTAAAGCCTATCTCCCACTTTACACGGCAGCACGATAACGCCGTGTTCAAGAAGTAAGTCTGCCGTCCTTTCCTCATAGCACCTTTCAAGGTTCGCATACTTGCAATTCTCGTCGCAAAGATAAGGCGACGGACAAGAACCAAGTTTCAGAATTTCAATCAGCCGTTCTCTATCTGCATCCGCCATTGTTTTCACGCTCCTTATCGACATAAATATACAGCCATTTTCTTAAATTCGTCCATTTTATCTTTTGGAATTAAAAGGACTTTTTCATCTTCGCTCATGACGATATCATAGTTTTGTGCGATTAAATCGCATATTTCCTGTTCGCTCATAAGTGCAAGCTCTTCCGCTGTTGCCATTTTGTCTTTAAACGCCAGTTTTCTTGCGTCCTTTATCATCCCCGCATAAAGAAGACAGTCGTTTAAATCTCTTCCATTCATTTTCATTTACCTCCTAATAGCTCGGGGTTATCATAGATATTGCCGATGACAGTACATTCGTCGGACGGGATAAAATGATATCGCACACCGCCCTTTTGTCCCATGAAACACCCGTTATGAACGACCTCAAAAACGCCTATTCGTTCTGTCGCAACACCAATATAGTTGACATCGTATAAGACATCGACTATATCGCCCTCAAAAATCTTTGTGCCGTTTTTATCTTTTAATCCTGTGTATTGCCCCACAGTTTTAGGGTCAACAATAATTCGGCATTTGTTCCCAAACCTATCGGGATATATAATTATTGCTCTGTCGTCTTCAGTTGTGTCCAAACTGCCAAAGCACCAACTATGATTTATGACTCCAAAATCTTTACCCCTGAACAGTATTTCTCTCATTGTCTATCGCCTCCGTCCAGTCAAGCGCACATCCGCAATTACTGCAATATTTAGGCTTCGGAAAATCATCGCAAAAAAAATCCTTCCAAGTACCCAAGTCATTTTGGCAACAAGGGCATAGGTAATAAGACCCTTCGCCTATCGGCTTCTTTGGTATTGCTTTCGCTTCGAGTTCAGTCACTTTTGCTCTCAGAGCGCAAATTTCATCACTAAATCGATGATTTTTATCTTTGAGAATCATTATCATTTCTTGCTCTTCGGCTCGTTCGTGGCGCTTCTTTTTTACCTGAACTATTAGTTCATGTACCCATGTAATCGCAAATACCGCCAAATTTGCTGAACAAACCGCAGCAACCAATATTTCAAAGACATCAACATTACTCATCGTTGTCACCCGCTTTCAGTTCCGTACCGCAAATAGGACAATAGTCCAATCCTATCTTAGCCGAGATGTTTGACCCATACGCGATGTTCGGTTCATAACCGCAGAAGCGGCAATAAAGGTCTTCATAAGGCTCGTCCTGAATATAGTAATAATATTCGCCAACACTTCCGTGCATTCGGTCGTCCTCGTAGCACTGATAAACCTCATGGATTGCTTTTTGCAGATTGTCAAAATATGAAATCCAGTGACGCTCACCTGTTATACAGTGTTTTGACCATACACTGTATCGTTCATACTGTTTCATTAGTCGTCTCTCCTTATGAATATGTCCCTATCACTATGGCGAGGAAAAAGATAATAAGCATTCCTACAGTCGCCGAAGCAATCACAAATAGGAATTTGATGAAGTCTTTCATTCTGCTTTCTCCCCTGTTATCAGTTCCGAGTAGGGGAGTGTTTTAATCCATGCACAAAACTCAACCCACTCGTCGAGTTTATGGTTACGACGAGACTTGTACATATTGATAAGTACCTCGTAGTTCAGCATGACCGTACGGCGCTGATTGTAGCTGCTCGGCAGAAGCTGAATCATCTGCCACCAGTATTTTTTATCCTTCGTATCAAGAAAACAATGTCTTGCCTCATTGAGAGCCATAATTACACCTTCAAGGGCAGCATAGTACATAGGGTCACAATTAGGAACATCTCCTATATGCTCATGACTGAAATCGTCCAGCGTAAATTCCTTCGCATGAATCTTATGCATGGTAGAACATGAATTAGCAACCGTACCTACCTTGTATGTGTCAAACTCCTTCCACCAATACAGCGGAGCTGTTATATCCACATACACCGTAATCATTCTCATGAACTTACGATGGTCGGTGCCAGCATTGCGGAGGCGAGTCATAAGGTCGAAGTCATTAAAGCCGATACATATTCCAGACACATTATTTTTACAAATTCCCGGACAATTAGCATTGGCATAGCATTTAACACTATCGCTCTTCTCCCAAGAGTTCATAGGGTTTCTCATTCCACGGATGGCAGCTTCCCATCCAAAAGTTTCAACATTCTCAATTTTTATCATTAAATCTCTCCTCTCTGTTCGTCCGAACCCTCTTGCACGCCCGTCCAAGCGTTTCAAGAAAGCCGTCTATTCTGTCGGGGTTTCTTCCGTTGCCCATCTCTCTCGTCATTATGTATGCTGCCGTACACGACGGACACACCTGCCGACCCTCGGGAACTATCTCACCGCAACAAACACATCTGTCTGCATCAGCCATTGTCTTTTACCTCTTGTCTAAGCGGATTCATAAATGCATCAAATGCTTTTAGGCATTCGGGGCAAAAGTCTAAGGTTGCTATGTCCTTTATTCTTTTACCGATAGGGCTATTTTTGCAAAGCACAATAGCATTAGCTCCGCTGCACACCAAGCTGTCGTTATGTTTGTCTTCGATAAACTCACTCTTAATATGCTCATTCTCGGTACTGGACGCGAGATACCACACGTAAAACTTTCCGCACCTATCACATCTTTTAGCAAGTGCCATTGTTAAAATCCTCCAACTTATTATCGTAGATATTGCCGACAACCTCAAATTCGGTTGAATCATAATCAAATGTTGTAAATTTTATGCCCGCTTGCCCGATAAAACTCGCGAGACCGTTGTCATAGACAATTTGATAAATGCTCATTTTGCCGAACCAAACTCTCTTTACTATATCGCCCTCAAAAATATTTATGCCGTTTCTATCTTTCAGACCTATGCACTGTCCTACGGTTTCAGGGTTTACAATATAGTGCGAATTCGGCAAGTTGCACTGTTCTATGTACGGAACAGTAATATAATCACAAAGCTCGTCATCAGTTCTGCAATACTTAGCTTTATAATAATATCCCTCAACCCACTCGCCGTTATCTGTTCGCTTGCCACGGAAAAGTATCTCACGCATTGTTGTCACTCCAATCTAAAGCCTGCCCGCAATATTTACAACATTTTTCACTATCAAAAACATGAAAAATATGACTATTACAATTAGGACATTTATAGCATTTATCGAGCGACGAGCCGTCACTTATTTCTCTTCCGTGATGCCTAAATCTTGTATCAACATATTGAGGCTTCTTCGGTATCTGCTTATCGAGAGCTTCTTTGCACACGATAAGCATTTCTGTATATTCTTGTACGCCTTGATACTTTTCAGAAAATTCTACATCATTTAGAAGCTCTAACGCTTTTTTTGCTGTCATCATTTTTACCTCCCGCTCGAGCCGAATCCATTATTGCCGCGTGCCGTCTCATCGAGACTATCGACGACTTCAAGCTCGTCTCTGTAAATCGGCAAAATGACGAGCTGCGATATCTTATCGCCCTTTTTGACCAGGTAGGGAATCAGGGCGTTGTTGTAGAGCTTGACGCAAATACTGCCTGTATAGCCCGCGTCAATAACGCCCTCGCTTGTTATGCCGTGTTTGACATTAAGTCCGCTCTTGCTCTTGAGAAATCCAACATATCCCTGCGGTATCTCGATATGTACGCCTGTGTCAAATATCGCGCTTCCCTGCGCTGGGACTATCTGACACTCTCTTGACATGAGGTCAAATCCTGCATCTTCGGGATGTGCCTTGTAGGGCTTGTAGGCGCCTTTTTCTAAAACAATTTTCATTTTATTAAGCTCCCTTTGTTTCTTCATCGTTCATTGGCTCGTTCCAGCATTTTTCGCATCCTTCCCCCGGGCACTTTCCGTCGTATATTGACTTTCGACACGCTTCAGGATACCCGCCGCTAAACGATTTAAGTCTCGGCGCATCTGGAAATTTCTCAAAAAAGTCCTGTGCGTATGTTTTCTTCGGGTGTTCGTCGCTCCATTTTTGCACAGTTTCGATTGCCGTTTTAACATCTTCGGCGCAAATCCTTGTGAGCGCGTCCTCGCAAACCCCAAACATCGGGCATCGTTCTTTATTAGCCGCATTAGCCACGCACCCATCACGTGAGTCACAAAGTCTTTTGAGTTCGGAAAGAAAGTTTATCGTTTTGCTACAATCCATAATTTTTCCTTTCTGCCCGGACGAAAGTCCGGGCACTGCATTATTTTTTCTTATAGGCTATCGGCTTTGACATGTTCTGACGCTCAAACTCCGAGATGTCATATGAAGCTTGTCCTTTTGGCTTAACATCTGCGGTCGGGGTCTTGCTGTCACGCCGCGCCCAGTTTCTGATAGTGGCAAGGTGGTTTTTGTAGCTCTTGCCAGTGCTTGCCATATACGCGCTCAGGCGTTCGATTCTGTCAGACCAGTCAAGAAACTCTTTTTTGAGCTTTTCAAGGTCTTCGTCAGACAGTAGGACATTTTGATATTCGCCGTATTTGTGGCGCGTGGGCGATATCTCTTTATCCTTACCTAACCTATCCTTACCTAACCTATCCTTACCTGCGTCAACCAACGGTCGACCACTGGTTGACCGTTGGTTGACCGTTGGCATTTTTTCACTGTTTTTTTCATCGCTTATGAGCCTATAAGCGCGATTTTCGTCAACTTCCAAAAGTGATTTTTCCTCGGAATATGTTGTTTCCGAATATCTGTCTTTGCGAATATAATTGTGAATCCGCCAGTGCTTTATTACGACAACGCCATTATCGAACGGAATAATAAACTTGCGTATTGCGAGTATGTTGAGGTCGTCTATACTTGCTCCGACAAATCGCATTATCTTCTTCGGCGAGTTTATGAAACCGTCATCGTCTGCCCGCATTGCTAAATCGTAATATAGCAATCTTGCGTTCATCGGCATATCAAGAAAAGCGTCGCTGTCAATAATCGTTTTTGCAAACATTCTTCGCTCCGCCATTGCCTCAGCTCCTTTTTATCGTCCTGAAATGGGCTTGTACGGGAACGACATATTTTCCCTCGCGCTCCGCTACATAGCGTCTGAGCCCTTGTGCTCTGCGTGACAAGCTCTTGCAACGGCGGTCTGTCTCATTGAGGAAAGCTTTAATCTCGACGATGTCGTCGGAAAGCCAATATCCAACGCTATGCGACGATGAAAGAATAGGCGCTCCGCCGTCCCTTGCAAGCTCTATCAGCTTGCGAACGGTTCGGTCGTCGAGCCCCGTATAAATGCAGAGTGCTTCCCGCGTGACCGCGTTTTCCTTGCCTTTGGGTATAAAGTCGACTATGTTCATCTCGCTACCTCAGAACGGCAAGTCGTCGCTTATGGGGATTTCCTCGAAGTCGTCGTTGTTCGGGGTCTGCGGCTTGTCCGCTTTTGACCCGCAGAAGCTGACTTCGTCGGCAATAACTTCAAATGCGGTGCGCTTGTTGCCGTTTTTGTCCTCATAGTTGCGCTGCTGAATACTGCCGCGAAGCGCTATCATTGCACCTTTTTTGAAATACTTTTCGACAAACTCGGCGGTCTGTTTCCATGCGACAACGTTGATAAAGTCGGTCTGCTCTCTCTGAAAACGGCGGTCGACTGCTACCGTGAACGATGTAACAGATGTGCCGTTCTGAGTCTGTCTGAGTTCGGGGTCGGCGGTCAACCTCCCCATAAGAATCACTGAAATAAGCATTATTAACACTCCTTTTGAGTTCCAAAAATTTCTTTGTAGTCGTCCCGTAGAGCCTTTTTATTCGAGCTTCGGTGCGCTCTTTTTCTTCTTTGATTTGCGCTTTGGTTTTGTAGAACGGGCACTCGCCTGAGCTGCACACGCAGTCGGTCAGTACACTGCAACCTTTCGAGCCGTTAGCCAACGCGCCATAAGCAAAGCAGTCAAATTTCTCCATTTTTTACACTCCTTAAAGGTAATTTTTTCCGAAAAGCCTGATAAAGTCATCTTTATCCCAGCCGTAATATGACATCGCTTTTTTCTGCGCTTCGCGGTGCAACTCGTCCATCACCGCCTGATTGTCGTGAACCGCGTTCTTGCCGTACATATGGCAACCCATGTGACATAGGCGGACTTTCAAGCCATATGCCTCGCTCGCGTGTCGTGCCGAACCGCCAAAACAATGGTGCCAGTCCATAGGTGCGCCCGACCTGCCGCAGAGATAGCAGATATCTTCGTCCACTTGAAGAATCGACCTCATTTCCACATCTCCTTTAATCGGTCAAGTTTTTCGGGGGGCATCGTTTCTATGCCCTGCGCTTTACACTCTTGCACAATGTTGTCAATCAACCGGGACATCTGTGCCGTGTCATATGCCGATGAGCCACAAAACAGCTGTACATTCGTGCATTCGGGTATCTTTGACGGGAAAGTTTCGGTCAACCACCCGAGTCCGTTGCGCTCCCACCAGTCGCGGAGATTATCAACCGCCTTGTCCTGCACACAGATGGTCTCAAAGTTATCCCCGATGTTTTTTATAGCGTCTCTATAGATCTCTATCATGCTAAGGTGCAGCTTTGCGGCGAGTTTTCCGATGAGTACCCAGCAATAGGCGTTCGCGTCGAGACTGCGCTTGCGTTTTTTCTTCTCGACGGTCAACTCATAGGGCTTGTCCGAAGATTTAACCTCTGCCACTATGCGCTGACCTTCTTCGCGGTTTTTGACCTTGAACTTGAGATAGAATCCGTCGGACTCAAAGAGCCAGTCGGCTTTTTCAATCGTCATGACTGCTCCTTTGCCGCTTTAAGCCAGACGACTATCTGAGTTTTTGCCCTTTCTGCCAAACTGTCTGATATAGTTTCAAGGGACAT